AATTTATAGAGAAGTAGATTCAGATCAAGATAGATTTTATGCAACATCAAATGCTATTGTTGGAAATAGATATGTGACTATTCCTGACAATTTAAGATTTATTAGATATGTTCAATTAAAAGACGAAGCTGGAAATCAGTTTTATTTAGAACAAAGAGACACTAGTTTTATGGCAGAATACTATTCTACACCTGGTACACAGGCTGTAGATATACCTAAATATTATGCTAATTGGGATGAAGAATTTTGGGTAATCGCTCCAACGCCTGATAAAACTTACGAAATTACTTTGGCTTATAATAAACAGCCAGAAACTATTACAGATACGACTTCTACTCCAGCTCCAGCAACAGCTGGAACTTATTTGTCAAACAAATATCAAGATTTACTTTTATACGCTTGTCTGGTAAATACATATGGATACTTGAAAGGTCCACAAGATATGTTACAATACTACCAAGGAGCTTATGAAAAAGCGCTTTACTCGTATGCGATTGAACAACAAGGTCGTAGACGCCGAGACGAATATGCTGATGGTGTTATTCGTACTGTTTTAGCATCAGAAAACCCATCAAGTAATAAATAAGGAGATAAAAAAATATGGCAAATATAATACCAAATAGTTTTAGAGGTGCTCTCTTCGAAGCGAATCATAATTTTAAAGCTTCGGGTGGAAACAACTTTAGTCTATCTTTATATACAACTAATCCTTATTCAACAGCATCGACGGTTGCCTTGTTAGGAACAGGTAACGGTGAAGTAGATACAACAGGTGGTACTAACTATTCTGTAAAAGCATTAACAAGACTTGGAGTTGCTTCTTCAACAGCAGTTGCTTCAGTTGACTTTGATAATGTTAGTTATACTTCAGCATCTTTCACTGCAGCTTTTGCAGCGATTTACAATACAGATACAGTTGATGGGACAGCAAATAGATTAGTAGTGGTTTTAGATTTCGGTGGTAACAAGACAGCAACGAATGGTACTTTTACTATTACGTTTCCTGATCCTGCTACACCTGCTAATGCAATTATTAGTATGAGTTAAGGAGAAAATTTATGGCGTTGGTAATAAACGACAGAGTAAAAGTAACAAGCACAACTACTGGTACAGGTGCAATGGCACTTGGAGCAGCAGTAACTGGTTTTGAAACTTTTGCACAAGGAATAGGAAACAGCAATACGACTTACTATTGTATCTTTAATCAAGGTACAACAGAGTTTGAAGTTGGACTTGGAACATTAGATGGTACGAGTGCAAACTTAACTAGAACTACAGTTATCTCCAGTTCTAATTCAGATGCAGCTGTTAACTTTACTAGTGGTACAAAAGATGTATTCTGTACTTTACCAGCAAGTAAGTCGGTTTACCTGGACGCATCAGGAACACCAGTAGGAGCAGCGTCAGCTGGCTTTGCATTAGCAATGGCGGTTGCGTTATAAATAGGAAAAAAATATGGCACAAAATTTTAGAAACAATTTACAAAGAAACGTTGGTACAGCACCAGTCACTTTAGTTACTGGTGGAGACTTTGATGCTGTTATAGGTATCAGAATCTGTAATACTACCGCTTCATCTGTTTTGGCTAGTTGTCAGATTGTAAATGGCGGAAACGATCACTTTCTTGCAAAGAATGTAAGCGTTCCACCAAACTCTGCAATCGAACTAATTCAAGGCGGCGCAAAAATTGTGTTGGCAAATGGTGACGTACTTAAAGCTCAAAGCGATACCGCTTCGTCTTTAGATATTGTTACATCATTTATCGACGAAATCAGTACGTAGGAGGAATTATGACGGCAGTAGTAAATGGAATCCAATACATCGGAGGCGGAACGGCCCCTGACGAATTTATAAAAAATCAAGCAGGTACAATTGACGGTACACAAACTGTTGAGAACGGTGTTCTTGCAGGACCTATCACTATACCTGGTACAGTAACAGTAACAGGGACTTTAGTAATAGTATAATGTCAAAAATAGAAGTAGATGCAATAGATAAACAAAGTGGTTCAACTTTAACTTTAGGTGGATCAGGCACAGCAGTTACACTTGCGTGCGGCGCTACTCAATCAGGTTTTGGTAGAACAGGAACTGTTGATTGGCAGACAACTCCAAAGACAGCTACATTTACTGCAGTATCAGGAGAAGGTTATTTTGCAAACACTTCAGGTGGAGCATTTAATATGAATTTACCAGCAGGATCTGCTGGAGCGATAGTATCGGTTGCAGATTATGCAGGTACTTGGCAAACAAATGCTTTAACAGTTGTACCAAATGGAACAGATAAAATTGGTTCAGTAAACGCAAATGTACTTTTAGATACACAAGGTCAATCTGTAACTTTTGTATATGTTGATTCAACACAAGGTTGGATTAATGTTCAAGATTCAACTTCTAATGTTAGAGCTAATACTTATATAGTAGCAACAGGTGGAACAATAACTACTTCTGGAAATGACAAAATTCATACATTCACAGGTCCAGGTACATTTACAGTAGCCTGTACAGCTCTTTGTTCAGCTAATAATCAAGTTTCGTATATGGTTGTTGCTGGAGGTGGAGGAGCAGGAACTCAAGAATCAGGAAATGGTGCTACTGGAGGTGGTGGAGCTGGAGGATTTAGAGAAGATAAATCTCCAGTCACACCTTATACAGCTAGTCCTTTAGAGGGCGCAGGACCTATAACAGTAACAGCTACTTCATTTCCAATTGTAGTAGGTGGTGGTGGTGCTGGTGGTCCAGCTAGTATTCCATCAAAAAGTAAAGGAGTA